TTCTTTTGCGCGCTCGGGCAGGAAATTGGTGCGGGCCGATTGATTGACAGCAGCGGCGCTGTGATTGAGTCCGCCCAGATGCCGGAGGTCACGGCTGGATATTTGGGGTGCTCATCGATCGGTACAGATAGAGGCTATGACGTACAGCAAGGTATCGCTCAGCTATCAGTCTCGGGCACGTTGGTGAGCAAAGCCGGATCGTTGCGACCATATTCGGGTATGACGGGCTATAACGGCCTCATCACCCGGATTGAAATGGCGATAGCCGATCCGGATGTTAAGGGCATTTTGCTGGATATGGATACGCCGGGCGGGATGGTGGCGGGGGCCTTTGATGCCGCCGACATGATTGCGCGCTTTCGAGAGCATAAACCTATTTGGGCGTTAGCCAATGATATGCACTGTTCGGCGGGGCAACTCATTGCCAGTTCGTGCAGTCATCGCCTGATAACCCAGACTGCGCGCGTGGGGTCTATCGGGGTCATCATGGCGCACAGCAACTATGCCGGTCAGTTGGAGCAGGCTGGCATAGAAATCACGTTGATTTATAGCGGTAACCATAAAGTGGATGGCAATCCGTATCAAAAATTGCCAGACGCCGTAAGAGAAGATTTTCAGCGTCGTATCGATGCAACCCGCATGCAGTTTGCGCAGAAAGTCTCTGAGCACAGCGGATTATCGTTACAGTCCGTCATGAAAACCGAGGCTCAGGTATTTACTGGTCAGGAAGCTATCGATGTGGGGCTTTCCGATGCATTGGTGATTAATGCCGATGCACTCAATCTGATGGCCGATACGTTAAACACTAAAATTTACCCGACAGGAGGGAGAATGTCCCAAAAAGCAAATGCGACAACCATCGAGGTTGTGGCACAAACGACGAATGATGTGGTGCCGGCAGCATCAAGTGCTAGCGCCACCCTGACCACCGAGCAGTTAAACGCCGCGGTCACCGCTGAACGTGAGCGTATGACGGGGATCTTGGGATGTACAGAGGCCAAAGGACGTGAAGGACTGGCGGCCGAGCTGGCGAATACGCCGGGGATGAGCGTTGCGGATGCGCAGCGTTTGCTGGCGTCGGCGTCTATCAGTGCTCAAGCTCGCACTGATACCGCGCTCGACACCATGATGGCCAGTGCGCCACAGACGTTAGGCACGGGCAGTGCGGCGGTGTTGTCGGATGCCGATGACTTAGACAATATTCCGGTATAAGGACACACAGATGAATCAGGAAAATTTTGAGCATTTCCAACCCCTCGGCAGTAATGACCCTGCCTATACCGGCGTTGGTATGGGGGCAATGACCGCGGATACCCCTGCATTTACGCCACTGATGCTGGATGCAACCAGTAACGCGCTGGTGGTCTGGGATGGCGCGCATGCAGGTCAAGCTATTGGGGTGCTGGCGCTTGATGCTGCGGCAGGGGCTACGACGCTCACGTATTACAAATCAGGCACGTTCCGGATTGATGTAGTGAAGTGGCCTGAGGGGATAAGCGATACCTTGAAATACAACGCATTTGCCGGTACCGCATTGAGCGTGGTGTAACGCCGTAATTATCTGCTCGTTTATTTTAAATTCTCCCAAGCCGCGCCTAGCGCGGTTTTTTTATGAGGAAAAGAAATGCCTGTCTCTCTCTTTTCGACCAGTAAACTGATTGCCGTTACTGAGAAGAAATTCAAGTTCGACCCGTTATTTTTAAGTCTGTTTTTCCGTGAAACCTACGAGTTTGATACCGAAAAAGTGGACCTAACCCAAATCCCCGGAGAAGTCGCCATGGCGGTGTATATCTCCCCAACGATCAACGGAAAAATTGAACGTACTCGCGGTGGTATTCAAACCCAATTTCAGCCGGGATACGTTAAACCTAAGCACGAAATTAACCCGAAAATGCTGCTGCGCCGCCTACCGGATGAGGATCCGATGTTGCTGCAAGATCCTGCCTATCGCCGTAAACGCCTGATTATGCAAAACCTCAAAGATGAGGAGTTGGCGATTCAGCAGGTGGAAGAAAAACAGGCGGTGGATGGGGTGCTGTTCGGTAAATTCGTGATGAACGGCGAGCAGTTTGACGCGGTGGAAGTGGATATGCAGCGTTCGGCGGCGAACAATATCACCCAAGCGGGAGCCGCTGGTTGGAGCAAGCAAGATAAGGCGACTTATGACCCTACCGCCGATATCGAACAGTATGCTCTCAATGCAGCAGGCGCCATCAATATCATGGTGATGGATCCGAAAGCATGGGCGCTGTTCACCAGCTTTGACAAAGTCCAGAAGAAGCTCGATACCCGTCGCGGCTCGATGGCTTATCTGGAAACCGCGCTCAAGGACCTCAATAAAGTGGTTTCCATTAAAGGGATGTATGGCGATGTGGCCATCGTGGTCTATTCCGGCCAGTACATCGATCCGAAAACCCAGAAGAAAACCAATTTCCTGCCGGATAACACACTGGTGTTGGGCAACACCGAAGCGCGCGGTATTCGTACCTATGGTGCTTTGCAGGATGCCGAGGCGTTAGCGGCGGGTATCACTAAAGCGCGTCGCTATCCTAAAAACTGGATCACCACGGGTGACCCTGCACGTGAGTACACCATGACCCAGTCGGCGCCGCTAATGCTGTTGGCGGATGCGGATGAGTTTGTTGTGGTGACGTTGGCTTAATTCAGGACGGGGCAATCTCCCCGTGTTAGGAGGCAGTATGGCAACACCGAATAAAGATGAGCTGATTGGCCAACTACAGGCGCTGAGTGCACAACTGGAGCGCGATGCTGATATCAGCGGTACCGCGGCAGAATTACAGATGCGTATTCGAGAGGCACAGGACGAGTTGGATGCGCTAAACGACGAGGGTGATGAGTTGATCATTGATGGCCAACATACGCAGAACCTCAGTGATGAATCTGCTCCGATGGAGAACGCATCATGGGTTCGCGCAGTAGCGTGTAAAACCCTGCATGTCCGAGCGCTGCATGCTGAGCGTGATGAGGTGCTAACTCTCATTTATACCGGTGAGTTGCTGCGCGTCGCGGCGGATGAAGCGGATGCATTAGCGGCAGCGGGGCTGGTGACGTTGGTGCAGTGAGATCCCTATGAGCGAGGCTTTCGATAACCTTTTTGATGAGGCGCTCTGTGGTGCTGACGATGTGATTTTGGACACCATGGGATCGCCTTCCATTCATATTGAAATTAATAGTGAAATGAAACCTATCCTCGCTGTCTTTGATGAGCCTGCCGCGGATGTGAGTCTACGTCATAAGGCCGGTGAGATTCAGGACGTAGCGCCCTCACTTTTTGTAAAAACGGTGTTGGTACTGGGGGTCAAGAAAAGAGCACTGGTTCGGGTGGGGGCATCGTCTTTTTGGGTCGTGAAAGTGGGACCTGATGATGGCGGTACCTGCACGATAACACTGGCGCGGGGTGAGCCGGGTAAGCCGGCGGAAGATATCACACAGTGGAGTCGATGAGATGGCAAGAGACAGCCGGTTACGCCGTGACATGTTGGTGGATATTGATACCGGCGCACTCTGGAAAATTGCCAATGGCGTCGGTGCTACACACAAGCAGTACCGCAATGCTTATTCACGTGCGTTGAAACGTACGGCGGTGACATTGCGTAAACAAGCGTTGGCCGATTTAAAAACCGGTTTGGCGCCACGGAGTTTGGCGATGGTGCGTAAGCGTCTGCTCTCTTTTCGCATTTCTCGCGGCGCGATGCTTGATGAGGCCAAGCTCTGGTTTGGGTTAAACGCCATCAAGGTCAAAGATCTGAAAGGTCGCGTTCGGGGGCGTATTCGTCCCCATCATGACCGCCGCGATCCGACGACGGGCCGCTATATTGCTGGGCGACGTAAATCTACCGGCGAGGCGGAGTTTGATCCAAAAGGCACGATGTTTCAAGCACAGACCTTTGCCAACGGTGAAGTCGCGCGTTCGCGGCGTGAAAATCGGCGCACCGTGGTTATCCGTGATCCGGTGACGCGGCGAGTAAAAGAGGCTGAAATCGATATTTATGCCCCGATGCTTGATTACGTGGAAGATAACGCCTTTTCCGATGTGATGGCGATTTTTATGCATCACTTTCAATCCGATATTAAAGGCCGCGTGAAGGCCAAAATCAGTCTATAGGAGGCGCAATGGCTGAGCCTTTATCGATGGCGGCTTATCATGACGCCGTGATCGGGACCTTAAAAGCCCTACCGTGGGTGGCGTATGCGGATACCTATCCCGAGAACACCACGCAGTTGATGACCCCTGCTGTTTACCTTTCCGTGGATGGCTGGGACCCCAAGAGTAATACCAGTGGACAGTCGAGCGTATCGCTTTCGGTATCGCTGTATATCGTGGTCGATCGTGCCAGCGCCACCATCACCAAGCCGGATATTTACATACGTACCGCCGCGGCTGATGTAACCCAGTGGATTGACGGCCAGCAGTTTGGTTTGCCGTATATCGATGGCGCGGTGTTTGTCTCCGCGGAGCCGGATGCGTTCGATCCGGCTATGGATGAGTATCTTGTGTGGCGTATCACCTTTGAGCAGGGCGCCGCCTTTGGTGCAGATCCGTTTGCGCGCGGTGGTGTACCGGTGAAAGGGGTATGGCTGGGCAAGGTGCCCGAGGTTGGCGCCGCGCACGTAGCCGATTATCGCAAAATCTATGAGGCGCCCGATGAGTGATATGGAAGGTGATCTGCAGCGCCGTCTTGCCAATATCGTGCGGCGCGGTGTGATTCATTCTACACAGCACGGCAAGATCCCTAAATGCCGCGTCTCAATTGGCGAGCTTCTCACGGATTGGCTACCGCTGTGTCAGGGATTTTCAGGGGGCTTTCGCTCCGATGTGAACCCGTGCACGGTGGGGGATGCGGTGACAGTCCTGTCAGAAGGGGGCGACCTGAACAACGGGCGTGTTTTTCCGGGCTGGGCCACCGGTGGTGCACCAGTACCCGAGGGCAGCGAGTCGGAGCATATTACGGTCTACGGTGACGGGACCGAAGTGCGCTATGACCGCGAAGCCCATGCGCTGACCATTACGATTGCTGCAGGGGGCACCTATAAGATTGTCGGTAAAGGGACGCTCGACGGGCCGGTGGAAATCACCGACACGCTGACGGTGCAGGGAAAAAGCACGATGAATGCGGATATCAGTGTTCAAGGCAATATTGGTGCCACCGGAGAGATCTCGGATGGCAAAGGCAAAATGAGTGGTATCCGAATGACCTATAACGATCATACGCACACGGAAACCGACAGCGTCACGAAAGAACCCAACCAGAAAATGTAACCCGCTCCGGCGGGTTTTTTTATGTCAGGAGAAACTATGTCAGAACTTCATGGCGTTGAAACCATTGAACTAACGTCGGGGGCGGTGGCGGTGACCACTATCCAGACCGCCGTGATCGGCCTTGTCGGAACGGCACCGGACGCCTCGGCGGGTACCAATGCCACCGCGACGGTCGGTACCGCGTTGCTCGATAACGTGTTGTCATTTGCAGCCAGCGAGCCGGGGCGCTTAGGCAATCAATATAAGGTAGTGGCAGTTGCCGCCGTTCCCGATCCTGAAACGCCCGAAGCGGTGGCCTCGTCAGCGGAATATAAGGCTGGTGTACTAACGTTGACGCTCGGCTGTGATGCCGGTGGCGTCGTGATGGCAAAAGCCAGCGAGCTGGCCCCGCTGGTTGCCGCGATTGCGGACAGCAAAATCACCTTGGCGGCTACCGAGGCGGAGGGCCTTGTTAGCCCGTTTAGTATCGCGCTCACCGGTGGTGAAGATGAGCCCTTCCCGCTTAATACACCGGTGGCGATGGTGGGAACGAGCCAACTGAATAAACTCGGTGCTGCTGGGACACTTAAGCAAGCTATCACCGATATTAACGATCAGCGTGCGGCGCTCACTATCGTGGTGCGCGTGCCGGTGGTCACGGAGGAAGCCAAACAGCGCGCTGCCATACTTGCGGGGATGCAGGCGTGGGCGCAAAGCGAGTCGATCACCGGCTATAAACCGCGGGTGCTGATTGCCACCGGATTTAGTGAAGATGATGCCGTGGGCAAAGGCATAGAGTCGCAGGCCAACAAGCTGCGGAGCGTGGCCTATGTGGACTGTGCATCGATGGCGACCGCACAGGAGGTGGTGCAGCGTCGCCAGCAATACGGTGCGCGCGTCGAGCTGCTACGTCCTCGTGTGCTGGTCACTAATGCTTCAGGCGAAAACGTCTATATGCCGTATTCGGCACGCGCAGCGGGTCTGCGTGCACGTATCGACGTAGAGAAGGGCTGGTGGTGGAGTAAATCCAATCAGGATATTAACAACATCCTCGGCGTGGAGCAGGTTGACGAGTTTATTTTGGGTGAGCCGAACTGTCAGACCAACCTGCTGAACATGGAAAATATCAGCACCATTGTGCGCCGTGACGGGTTTAAGCACTGGGGCAACCGTCTGTGTACGACCGATCCGCAGTGGCGTTTTGAATCGGTACGCCGCTCGGCGGATGTTATCGAAGATAGCATTCAGGAAACCGTGTTGTTGTATAACGACCGACCGCTCGATCGCGATATTGCCGACGACATTATCGGCACCATCAATGCCTATATGCGCCAGCTCGTTGGCCTCAAAGCGATTTTCGGGGGAAAAGCATGGCTTGATGAAGAGCTCAACACCGCCGAGTCACTGGCCGCAGGCCAGCTGTATATCGATTACGACTTTGGTCCTAAGTCGCCTACCGAGCGCATTACCCTGCGCGTTCGCGTCAATAATAATTATGCCGTTGAGGAGATGACCGCCTAATGGGAAACAAAAGCACAATGCGTGCCTGGTCTTTTTTTGCTAAAGGCCAGCGCATTCAAGGGGCGCACGAATACACGCCGCCGGAGCTGAGTATTCAGGTCGCCAATTTACGTAGCGGTGCCCAAGACGCCCCGACGCCGGTCGATGATGGGATGGAGGCGTTGACCTGTCAGGTGAAGTTCTGGGGGATTGATACCGACGTATTGGCATTGCTGGGCTGTGTAGTGGGGCAAAAGCCACGCTTTACGGCCTATGAAGGTTACATGAGCAACGGCACCGCGCTCGGCACGATTGAAGAGTTTGAGGGGTTTGTATCCAAAGTGACACGCGATGCTCGCTCGGGCGAATCCTTATCCGAAGTGTCGGTGACGGTCGATATTGCGCTCAATTACTACAAGCAGACGCTGGAGGGCCGCGAGCTTATCGAGATCGATACCGAACGCTTTACCCGACGCATCAACGGTGTCGATCAGTTAGGTGGACTGGCCGCAAAAATCCGTCTTTAAATATTAATGTAAACAAATAAGCGGCCTGCGGGCCGTTTTTTATTGGAGCCTATTATGTACCCAGCCAATTCAAAAACCATCACCTTGTATACCCCGTTAACCCTTGCCAATGGTTCTCAACTGACCGAGGTGGCAATGCGCGAGCCCACGGTGCGCGACCGTATCACGCGTGAGAAAGACCGTGGAAGCGAAGGGGAAAAAGATGCGCGCATGTTGGCGCTGCTGTGCGACATGAACGAGCAGGATGTGTACGCGTTAACCGCAGCGGATTACCTGCAACTTGAGGAAGCATTCAATGTTTTTATGCTGCCGCCCGACAAGCGTCCGAAAGCGAAATCCGACGAGGCATAAGGTTTTTGGGGCGTCGCTTGCACTTTGCGATGAGTGACTACCTCGATATGCCGTTTAGCACATTTAAGGATTTTCTCTTTGATGAAGTGGAGGCGGTAAAACGTGGCCTTAAACCAAAACCTTAAGGCCGTCATCACCTTTGGCGGCAATCTTGATGCCAGTTGGAACCGCTCCACGCAGGGGATCGACAAAGGCATTAAAGATGTTGAAAAGCAAACCCAGAAGCTGACCAAGCAACAACAGACGCTGGCGAGTGAAATCAAAAAGAGCAAGCTTGCTGGGAAGGATATCAGCGCGCTTAAACGTGACTATACCGGTGTCACGAAAGAGATTAAGAAAGCCAGCGCGGCGCAAGAGGCTCTGAATCGTGATCTGAAACGCGCCGAACAATTTAAACGCGTCCAAGGGTTAGGCAAAGGGGCGTTTGCTAAAGCGGGTAATATCGCCGCGTCCATGTTTCCCGGTGGTTTGGCGCTGGGTGGCGGCGGGCTGATTGCCGGGGCGTTGGGATCACTGATTGCGCCTGCTGCCCGTAATGCACAAACCGCCGAGAAAGCGGGGATCGCCAAGAGTTATGGCGTGGGGGTGGAAACCTTTAACGCATGGGACTCGGTGGGCAAGCAATACGGCATGAACGGCGAGAACTTTGGCGATCTGTTTGAAGAGTATCTGCATAAAGCCGGGGAGTACAAACAGAACGGCAAGCAGGGTGGATTGCAGGATGCGTTTGAAACGCTGGAATTTAAAGCCGGTGATCTTGCTGGTCTGAGTGATATAGACCAGTTCAGCAAAATTGTAGAGCGCGCGCTGACCTTAAAAGATCAGTCCAAGGCGTCGTTTGCCCTCGATAGTCTGTTTGGGGGCGAGGCGAGTAAAATGCTGATGCTGCTCAAGCAATCCGGCAAAAGCTATCGCGATTTGATGGACGAACAGAAACGCTATCAGCTGGTCACGGAAGAAGGTGCGCGGGGTGCGGTGGAAGGCAATCGCGCGGTGAGTAACCTGCAGACGGTACTCTCTTCTGCGATGGATGAAATCTCGGGGCAACTCGGCGGACAGCTTTCTCCTCAGATAAAAGACCTCACCAATAATTTAGCGGAGTGGTTTAAAAACGGCGGGATTAGCAAGATAGTCAACTTTATGAAGAACGAGCTTTACCCCGGCGTGCTGACGTTTGGGAACGGTGTGGTCTTCGTGGGCAAGATTATTTATGCCGCGGCGAAAAAACTATCATGGCTATTGCCGGACGAAAACGAGTCCAAAACCGATTTGCTTACGGCGATCGGTTCGGGTATGCCGATGGAGGTGGCAAAAATCAAAGCCGAGGGGGACGGCTTAGGGGAGTGGTTTGCGCAAAATGTGAATAAACCCGGCATGGAAAAATCATTGCGTGATCAGTGGTCGGGCTCACAGTCCAAACTCGGCGCTATCCCGTTGTTCTGGGATAAAGATCAGGAGGGAAAAGAGCGCCAGCAGCTGCTTGAAAGTGTGGACGGTAAAAGCAGTGATGGCCCGTTCTCGTTTGATTGGGCCACAGAGATGAGCAAAAACACGCCGAAGAGTGACCCAAGTACGGGCACAACACCGGTGGAAAAAGGATTGGGTTTAACCTTTCCTTCGCCTGATGTCGGGCGCGGAACGCCTCTGCCTGAACAGACTCAGGGCCTGCAGTTTTCATTGCCGCCGACGGTTTTACCCGATGCCGTGCAGCGGGTTAATTATACCGATCCGAACACGACATTTCCTGATGCCATACAGTTCGTCAATGACTCCGGCTTAAACTCCCCGCGCCCCGATTTGCTGCCACATACACCTGATGCACCGTTGTTGCCGCGAGAGCCACAGACCCACAGCAATGATAAAGCAGAACCTTCTGGCACACTTGATCCTGAGTCAGCATCATCGTGGCCAACACTCATTCAGCAGATTGAGCGTGTGGACACCGATCAGAAACCCACCGCGATAACGGACAGCCGTCGGCAGGAGCTCAAGATTGAAATCAATGTGAGCAACGAGCAGGAAGGTTCAGCCATTGCTGATGAGGTGATCAACAAAGCGCAAGCGACCGATATTTTTAACGGTAATAACGCCATGTACGACAACGGGGGGCTGTGGTGATGAGCGGTTTTTCAGTGTTAGCGGCGGTTGAACAAAGCGCCTCATCGGTTCAACGCGCGTCCGCTGCCAGCGATCCGCCACGGGTGATGCTGATACTGGGCGGCTTCGAGTTCTCTATCGATGCGTTGACCTACAACGAACTTTCGCGTGAGGCCAGCTGGCGCTGGAGTGCGCAAGAGCGTATCGGACAGGCGGATTTATTGCAGTTTACCGGCAAAGAGCGACGAACGGTCACGCTTCACGGTGAGGCTCATGCTTTTTACCGCAAGGGGGTGGGTGCCATTGATGATTTATACGACTTAGCGGATAAGGCTACCCCGCAGCAGCTGGTGAGCGGGGCGGGTGATGTGCTGGGCTATTGGGTGATTGAGAAATTTAACGACAGCACCTCCAAGTTTCTCCCCGCTGGCACGCCGCGCCACAAAACCTTCTCAATAGGGATACGACATTATGCCGACGACCTATCAAACCCGTGAGGGGGACATGCTGGACGCGATTTGCGCCGCGCATTATGGCTGGCCCAATTTAGGGGATGCGGTAGTGCTGGTACTGGACGCGAATCCGGGTCTTGCGGACCTTGGCGCTGTCTATGGTGCCGGTGTGATGATAACGCTGCCGGATCTGGATACGCCGGTAGCAGCGTCACCCCTTCAACTGTGGGATTAATCGATGAACAGTGTGGAAGAATACCAGCCTGAGTTCAGTGTGACTGCCGAGGGTAAAGACATCTCTAAAGCGTTACGCCAATGCCTGCAAGAACTGACACTCACCGACAACGGCGGGGCCACAGGCAAAGCCGATGAGCTACAAATCACGCTGATATCAGAAACCTTACCGTTGCCCAGCAATGGGGCGCGGTTACAGTTGGGACTGGGATTTAACGGCAATCTGGTGGACAAGGGCTGGTTTGTGGTCAGCGGTGTCTCGAGCAGTGGTCCACCGCGTAAAGTGGTGATCTATGCCACGGCAGCACCGATGAATGCCCAGAAGCACAGCGGGAACGTGCAAAGCCACAAAACGCGCAGCTGGGATAATTTGACGCTGGGCGACATTGTGAAAACGGTGGCCACCGACAATGGCCTGATCCCGAAAGTCGCTGATAAGCTGGCGGCAATTGCGGTACCGCATCTTGATCAGGTGTCGGAGTCTGATGCCAATCTCTTGACGCGACTGGCTCGGAGTCATAACGCCGTCAGTAAAGCCAGTGGGGGATATTGGTTGTTCTTGGAGCAAGGCGCGGCGTTAACCGCCAGCGGCAAAACCCTTGCCGATGTGACTATCGTCCCGCCTGAGGTATCGAACTGGACTTACAGTGAAGGCCAGCGCGGTTCGACTACGGGAAAGCCGTCGTCCGGCGGAAAAGAGAAGAAGGGCAAGATTGGGGTCAACTACTATGATGAGGATACCGGGCAGACCAAAGTGGCGCAGACCGAGCATGATGGCCCCGATCTCGAAAACCCCTATACCCAATCGCATAAAGCGCAGGCAGACCAGCAGGCCAAGGCGAAAAAGACGCAGGCCAAACGCAACGAGCGGCGGATGAATATCACCGCGCCGTGCCGTCCTCAACACTTACCGTTGACCGCCGAGGCGCGCGTGACTACGCAAGGGTTTGGTCAGCGTGAGGATCGCTCATGGTTGATTGAGTCGATGGTCTATAGCCTAACCAGTGGGGGACTCTCGGTGGCATTTAATTTAGCGACGGATATCAAACCCAAGGCGACAAGCGGTAAGAAAAAGAAAGAGAAGAAGGATAAAACCGGCCCCGAATATTTCGGCAAACAGAAAAACTAGACCCGCTCCGGCGGGTTTTTTTATGGAGGTGAGATGCAGGGTGTAAACGCTCAGACGGGCAAACGACTGGCGGGGAATGCACATCTACGCCAATCCGTTATCGACATTCTCAGCACGCCTAAAAATAGCCGTGTGCTTCTGCGTAATTATGGCAGTGATTTACCTGACCTGATTGATAACCCGCAGGACGAAAGCACGCGGGTGCGCATTGTGGGGGCGACGGCCTCTGCGCTGGCACGCTGGGAACCGCGGTTAACCGTCAAGCGCGTACAGGTGGTGCGTGATGGCGATGGTGTGTTTGAGCTGACCATCGAGGGCATTAACAAAGAGACCGGTCAGCCGGTAACGCTTGAAGGGATAACCATTTATGGCAACAAGTCCTAACCTTATCGATCTCTCCGCAATCCCGGTACCGGATGCCATTCTTGTCCCTGATGCGACGACTATTTTTAACAGTTGGCTCGAGAAGCTCCGCGATCTGGATACGGTCTATGACGCGCTGGTGGAGTCTGATCCGGTCTACAAGCAGGGCGAAGCCAATGCGTATCAAACCATCTTGTTATTGCAGCGTATCAATGATGCGGTGCGTGGCGTGTTGTTGGCCAGTGCGTTGGGCGCGGATTTGGATCAGATTGGCGCCGGATTTAACGTGGCGAGGCAGGTGATAACTCCCGCCCAGCCCGAGGCCATTCCGCCGGTTGACGCCAAGATGGAGGAGGATGAGGCGTATCGGGGACGCATCCAGCTGTCATGGTCACAGCTCAGTACCGCCGGTGCGCGTAACGCTTACCGGTTTTACGCCAAATCCGCCGATCCTGATGTATTGGATGCGGAAGCCTATGGACCCCAAACCCACAATCGTCCCGGCGAGGTGGATGTGTATGTGCTGTCGCGAACGGGAAGCGGTACCGCGCCCCAAACGCTACTCGATACGGTCAGTCATGCATTAAACGAAGATGAAGTTCGGCCGTTAACGGATTACGTGACGGTGCAAAGCGCGGTCCTGAGTGAATACGCCGTGGTGGCCACGTTGGATATTCCCGACGGCCCTGACGTCCAGACGGTGTTGGAGAGTGCAAGAGCAGCACTTGAAACCTACGTGGCACAGGTGCATCGCATTGGCGGCGTAGCACCGCTTTCGGGTATTTACCGCGCCCTGCATCAACCGGGTGTGACTCGTGTTCATTTGGCACAGCCCCCCGCGGATATTGAAGCCAAAACAGGGGCAGCGCCGTATTGCAGCACGGTCACGTTGACCTTATTGGAGGCGGATGATGTTTAAGTCGTTACTCCCGCCTAATGCTAAGTCCGAAGAGCGCGCGATCGAACAGACCAACGGCGAACAAATTCTTGCGCTGCCGGTTCCTATTCGTCATGTCAAAGATCCCGCGACCTGTCCGGCACATTTGCTGCCGTGGCTGGCATGGGAATATGCAGTGGATTACTGGAACCCTGATTGGGACGAGGCACAAAAGCGGCAGGTTATTGCGGACGCGGCCTATGTTCACCAGCACCGAGGAACGGCAGGTGCAGTGCGGCGATCGCTAAGCGCGGTGGGCCTACCCACTACCGTGGTGGAATGGTGGCAAGACCAACCCCGGCAAGACCCGTACACCTTTCGTATTGAGGTCTACAGCACACAGGGGGTGACCGAAGCCTTGTACACGCAGATCCGTAACCTTACCGATCGCGCAAAGAACCTCCGCAGCCACCTGAGCAAAATAGATGTGATCACCGACGTGGGAACAGAAGGACTTTTTTATATTTCAGGTGCTGCGACCGCGCACATTGATATCGATATATTTGCAGGGGAGCCCAATGGCTAACTTTTACAGCATTATCACGAACCGCGGCAAAGAGCTGGAAGCGGAAGCGCTGGCGAGTGGGACGAAAATCACGCTGGTGAAATTTGTCGTCGGTGACGGCAACGGGCAGGCCACGCCGCCAAAGCCAACGCAAACCAAGCTAGTGAACGAGAAATACCGCGGCGACATTGGGGATCTCAGCGTTTCTCCTGATCAATCGACCCAGATGATGGCAAAAATAGTCCTCCCGATCGACGTGGGCGGCTTTACCGTGCGTGAAATCGGGATACTAACTGATGCCGGTGAGCTGTATGCCGTGGCGAACTGTGCTGCAATTGAAAAGCCGGTCGGCGGTGTCAGCGTCAATATGCAGTTTCGTCTGGCGGTGTCAGATACGGCCAATATCACGTTAAATGTCGCGACGGGTGACGGGCTGTTTTTGCGAATCGATCAGAATTTGTCGGAAATCCGCGGGCGCGGAGCACAGGCACAAAAAACAGCGCGCGAATCACTGGCTGTTGTGGATGCGTCAACAAAGCAAAAAGGGTTAGTTCAACTAAACAGTGCCACTAACAGCACCAGTGAAACACAGGCGGCAACACCGGCAGCAGTGAAAGCGGCGAATGATAATGCCAACGGACGCGTACCGAGCGGGCGCAAGGTTAATGGTAAAGCATTAAGTGCTGACATCAACGTGACATCAACGGATATTTTTGACGTTCAGGCTGTTGGTATTGGCGCTAATCAAAACCTGAATAACTTCAAAACACCGGGTATCTATTACCAAACGGCAAACGCTAATAGTTCGCTAGCGCTGAACTATCCTGAAGCGCAGGCTGGTACGTTGCTTGTCTACAAGAACGCGGGTATCACACAAGAATATCGCGTGTATAACAGCAGCCGCATTTATACCCGTAGCCAGTATATGGATGGTGCATGGACGCCGTGGGCTAAACAATACAACTCCTTAAATAAGCCGAATGCCAGCGATGTTGATGCATTACCTATTAGCGGCGGCACGCTTAATGGCAACTTAATCGTAAAAAACCAAATTCAAGTGGGTGGTGTAGGAAATGGCGTATTAAATATTGGTGACAATGATTCAGGGTTGCGCAGTTCTGTCGATGGGCAAGTAGATTTTTGGGCCAATAGTAAAAAGATGGGGTATTGGAACATCAATATTCTGTCGTTCACTGGGCAAATTATTCCAACAAACTACGCTAACTTTGACGCTAAATATCAGTCAAAAGGCGACTATACCCCTGCAGGACAAGCTTACACAAAGGCTGAAAGTGATAATCGATTCCAGCCTAAAGGTAACTATACCCCTGCCGGAGAAGCTTACACCAAGGCGGTAAGTGATGGGCGATTCCAGCCTAAAGGTAACTATACCCCTGCCGGAGAAGCTTACACCAAAGCAGTAAGTGATGGGCGATTCCAACCAAAAGGAAGCTATACCCCAGCGGGGCAAGCATATACAAAAGGGGAGTCTGATGGGCGTTATATTCAAAATATGCGATTAGGAACAGCGGCTACCATAAGCATTGGAGGAAATGGTTCGGTTCCGGGGGGATGTGTTGTGGTTGGCGCTGGTACCGATGATTGGAAATTCAATAGGCTTATCTATAAGCCTATCCAGAGAAATATTAACGGTGTTTGGGCAACAATTTCAGGATAATAGCAACATGGAACTAATTAACTTATTGCAGTATGAGCCTATTATTAAAATGGCTCCGGATGTTCTTTATTTAAAAGATAAGAATGACCAAGATTGGTATGAGTCACAAAAATTATTCTCAGATTCAACTATGAAGATGGGCTGTGATAGTAATGGGGTAATACTTATGGCCTCAGTTGATGTGTCAACGTTATGGCCTGAGGGGCTATCAGTATTTGAGGTTTACCAATCAAATTTACCGAATGAATTTAAGGCAGATGCCAGTTGGCAACTCAAAAATGGAAAGATTGTTAAAAGAGTATTGTCACAAGATGAGGTTGTAGCCTTAGCTGATACCCAGCGCTCGGACATGCTTCGGCATATCTCTGATAGAATACTTCCTTTGCAAGATGCACTTGAATTAGATGATATATCAAACGATGAATTGATTTTGTTGAGGGAGTTAAAGTCAATTAGAGTTGTATTAAGTAGGCTGGATACATCAAAAGCACCAGATATCAAGTGGCCAGTGCTTCCTGAGTGA